ATCTATGGAGATTGACCAACGTTGGGTGATTGAATTAGCTGGTGATAGACAACAACATATTGACCAAGCGCAATCGTTGAATCTATTCTTTAGACCAGATGCACACATCAAATACATTCACGCTATTCACTTTATGGCATGGAAAAAAGGATTGAAAACTTTATATTATTGCCGTTCAGAAAAGATTGGTAAGGCAGATAAAGTCTCTAAGAAAATTGAACGACAAGTTATTAAAGAGTTAGACATGGAACAAATTGCTCAAGGTAACGATTGTATAGCTTGCGAAGGATAAAAATGATTAAGAAAACAGATTCAAGGATTACAGATGAAAGAACATACTTTAAGCCATTCAACTATGCTTGGGCTTACGATGCATGGCTTAAACACGAACAGTCTCATTGGCTTCACACAGAAGTACCTATGCTCGAGGATACAAAAGATTGGAAAAAGAAACTTACAGCAGAAGAGAAACAGTTTCTCACACACATCTTTAGATTCTTTACTCAAGGAGACATTGACGTTGCCGGTGGGTACGTTAGGAATTATCTACCCTATTTTCCACAACCAGAGATAAGAATGATGCTCATGGGCTTTGCTGCTCGTGAGGCTTTGCATATTGCTGCTTATTCCCATTTGATTGAAACTCTTGGCTTACCTGAAACAACATATAACGATTTCATGGAATACAAAGAGATGGTTGAGAAACATGATTATGTACTTGACATATCTAAGCAAAATACGACTAAAGAGAATACTGCAACCCATATCGCCGTGTTCAGTGCTTTTACTGAAGGGATGCAGTTATTCTCCTCTTTCATTATGTTATTGAATTTTCCACGTCATGGTAAAATGAAAGGCATGGGTCAAATTGTTACATGGTCTATTGTTGATGAAACACAACATGCTGAGAACATGATTAAACTGTTTAGAACATACATAGAAGAAAATCGTGAAATATGGACTGATGAATTAAAAGGTCGTATATACACTATTGCAGAAAAGATGGTTGAACTTGAAGACAAGTTTATTGACTTGGCTTTCCAAATGGGACCAATGGAAGAATTGTCACCAGAAGATGTGAAGAAGTATATTCGTTACATTGCTGATAGACGATTGATTTCATTAGGACTCAAAGGTGTGTTTAAGGTGAAACGTAATCCTTTACCTTGGGTTGAAGAGATGATTAATGCACCAACACATACAAACTTTTTTGAGAATCGAGCAACCGATTATGCAAAAGGTGCTCTATCTGGTGATTGGTCTGATGTTTGGGCCAATTGAATTTTTAAATTACAATAAGAAGAATAAAAATGACAAACAAAGTAATATCAGGTGAATGCCTAAACTGCGAATCAACTTATGCAGTAGAATATGTTGAACAATTAGTATCTACAGAGTTACCAGAGCATTGCCCATTTTGTGGCGAAACCATCGAGGAATTATCCGAAGAATATATAGAGGATGATGACCTTGATGAGAACGATGAATGGTAACTTGGCAATATAAAAATACAGATTTCACAGAAGAACAAATTGGTGACAGTTATGGATTTGTTTATCTTATAACCAACTTAGAGAATAACCGGAAATACATTGGTAAGAAGTTATTCTGGTTCTCTAAGACAAAACAGGTTAAAGGTAAAAAGAAACGATTTAAAGTGCCATCAGATTGGCAAACTTACTTCGGAAGTAGTGACGAATTGCAAAAAGATGTTATAATGTATGGACAGGATAAGTTCCATAGGGAAATATTACATCTTTGCAAATCCAAAGGAGAGTGTAGTTATCTTGAAGCAAAAGAACAATTTGCAAACAATGTAATGGAAAGTAATGACTATTACAATAGTTGGATTATGGTTAGAGTGAGAAAATCACATATCAAGGACTACAATGAAAGATTACTTAAAGCATCTAGCTGATGAGGATTATGATACCTTTTTCTTTTTACCACATGATGACAAAAAAGGTCAAATGTGTATTCAAGGAAATATACTTAATGATCCAGGAATAAAATTAGATGGAAGTGCTAGTGGTGATTGTTACCACATAATATTATTTAAATATGATAAAAAGGGAAATCCAATTCATTTGGATAAATTTGAAGCAATTTTGATGGCACCACTAGAATATATGTCAACATTAATTCCTGATGATTGGTATGGTATTATTTGCAGGAAAACAACAACATCCAAGGAATTTGTTGAAGATACATTTGACAAAATCAAAGCGTTGTGTTAGGATAGTATTTTAATTATTGGATTATATAATGATTCTCGTTGACCTAAACCAAGTCCTTCTAGCGGGACTCATGGCTCAAATCTCAAATCAAAAAGGCGTTAAGTTGGAAGAAGACTTAATCCGACACATGGTTCTAAACATTCTCAGGATGCACCTAAGAACGTTCCGTAAAGAATATGGAGAAGTAATACTCTGTTGTGACAACCGTAAATATTGGCGCAAGGAGTTCTTTCCACACTACAAGGCCGGTCGTAAAAAATCCCGTGAGAAGTCTGCATTAGACTGGCACTTGATATTTGATATGTTGGCCAAATTCAAAGCTGAATTGAAAGATAATTTTCCATATAAAGTCATTGATGTTGATGGTGCGGAAGCAGATGACGTTATTGGTACTTTGGTTCCTTTGTATGCAGCTCATGAAAAAGTTTTGATTCTTTCTAGTGATGGTGATTTCTTACAATTACAACGTTATGGTAGCAATGTTAAACAATACAATCCGGCTTTGAAGAAGTATTTGAAATCGGAAGATCCTGCTCGTGAACTAAAAGAGAAAATTATTCGTGGTGATAAAGGTGATGGTATTCCTAACATCTTTTCACCAGGCGATTGCTTTGTCCGTGACCTAAGACAAAAGCCTATTACAAAAGGTATCATGGACAAATTACTTAGTGGATCAAATACGGAATGGACTGATGAATTAGCAAAAATTGGTTTCTCACGTAATCAAACACTAATTGACTTGACTTTTATTCCAGAAGATATAAGGACCAAAATTATAAATACATATGAAGATATCAAACCAGCATCTAAACAAAAGATGTTGAACTACTTCATGGAACATAAACTGAAAAATCTAATGGATGTGATTGAGGAATTTTAATGAAAAACATATATGAAATTTTTGATGAGTTCGAAAAAGCCAATAACAAAAAAGATAGAATGAATGTTATTGGTCAAAATCTATCTAAGGTATTAACCGAAGTTTTACAATTAGCTTTTCATCCACAATATGATTGGTATATTAAAGAACTTCCCGATAGTTATCAACCAAAAGAGATACCAGCAGGAATGGGATATGCTCAATTGACAACTGAAATTCGTAAGTTGTACATGTTTCGTAAAGGTGATCCGACCGCAGATAAATTGACCGACAAAAAACGTGCTCAGTTGTTATGGGAGTTCCTACAAAACTTGGAACCAAGGGAAGCAGAAGTTGTTATGGGTATTTTCAATAAAGATTTAGGTGTTAGAGGACTAGACTACAAATTTGTCAAAGAGGCATTTCCAAACCTAATACCATAATGATGAAACGAGAAAAAATAGCAGTTGTTTCTGGTTGTTTTGATCCATTATCGCCAGATGAACTATCATTCTTAAAAATATGTAAATCTAAATCCGATTGGCTAATAGTTGGCTTAAATTCGGATTTAGTTGTTGCAAGAAAAACAGGTCTCTGTGCATTTGATTATCAAACTCGCCGGAGCCTTATGGAATCTATAAATTGTGTCGATGAAATTTTTGATTACAATGATGTAGATGGTACAGCAATACAATTATTAAGATTAGTAAAATCTTGTTATCCTTCAGCACAAATATTCTATGTGTCTGAAGAAAACATGGAGAATACACCCGAAACCAAAGTCCGTGGTGTAACATTTATAACAATGAGGCAGGAGTAATAAAAGTGTCGAAATTTGTAGCTAAGTTCCGGAAGGAACGTGATTCTTTTGATGATTATAAAGTCCAGAAGAAACAAAAGAGCTTTAAGCAGAATAAAAATCTTAAACATTTCACGGATATGGACTATACCGGACAAGAAATGGTTAAAATGGGAAATAAGAATAAAAAATCGTTGTATTAATGCAACAAACGCTTGACAAACAGTCTTATACCTTGTATAATGGATATTGTGTTTGGAGTTATATCATGTTTATCCATTTAAAAGTTCCCAAAACTAAAAAACGTAAAGTCCCTAAGCAGCAACAAGCTGATTATGATGCTTGGCTTAAATCCATCGAGGATATGAAGCCTAAATCTTTGAGCAAAACAAAAATGTTACCACAAATCAAATCTCCTGTAGTCCAAGGCGTTTATGTCCGTGAAACCAGAAAAATCCAATCATTGGATACTGGCGGAGGTGTTGCAACTAAAGCGCCACCTAAGATATATACGGGAACAATGGTAAAAGGTATTGCCACAATGCATAAATCTAATGCCGTTCCGGTTTT